GAGCCAAAAGAAAATTTGAAAGATTCTTATCCGATGATGTTGGAAGCTATAATGAATGGGAATTTAGTTTTAGAAAATAATATTCCTACTTATACAATGTCAGCTCCGGTTAAAAATGTAAAAGGGGAAGTTTCATTATCTGAAATAACATTCAGAACGCGTATTTCTCCATCAAATCAAGCCGGTTTAGGGAAAGGTTTAAATATTCAATTGGATCAACTTCAATACGCATTAAATTGTATTTCTTACATCATAAACCAACCAATCGCAATGATTGATAATTTTGGTAAACGAGATTATGCTGCTGTAAGAGAGATTGCTTCGGTTTTTATGTAAGATGGATAGTCGGGGACATAAACAATGTGATAAAAAGTATTGTTGATTACCATCATTGGAGTCCGAGTGAAATTAAAGAAATGTTTTGTGATGATTTAGATTTCAAAGGATTGTCTTACTGGTATGATGAAATTGTTAGAATCAACAAGATGAATGAACAAAAATTATCTAAATAATCAACACAAATGAATATGAAACCCTCTTAATAGTTTGAAGCTGTAAGAGGGTTTTTAATTTTTAAATAAAAAAGATATGGCATTAGCGGCAATGAGGGTACCTACGGTCTTTACTGCAAAAGATAAGTTTTCGTCAGTCATAAATACAATGACTAGAAATACAAGAACTTTTGCTACTGGAGTTAGTAGGCTTAACAGTCAAATAAATAATGAAATGGCTTCTATTAATCGAATGGCTAAATATGCGGCTATTGCTGGTGGAACAATGTTATTTTATAAAGCAGGAGAGGATATTATTGCCTATGAAAAAGCTATTGCAAGTTTGGGGGCTGTTACAGGAACCGTTGTAGGTTCAATGAATAAGGATATTGAAAGTTTGGGAAAAGAAACTAAGCGTTCAGTTATTGATATTGCTGGTTCATTTGAAAATATTGGTTCAAAAATGTCAGAGTATTTAAAAAATCCAACGGCTTTGCGAGAAATAGCAAAACAGTCAATTTTATTAGCTGATGCTTCAAGAATGCCTATTGAGGAATCAACTGATAATTTAACTTCAATCCTGAATCAATTTAAGCTAACTTATAAAGATGCTGTTAGAGTTGTGAATAAGTTATCTGCCGGTGAAGATATTGGAGCGTCTACAATATCAGAATCTGCCGATGTTGTTAGGCAGTTTGCTGCTTCATCAAGAATGGCTGGAGCAAGTTTAGAGGAAACAATTGCATTAGTTCAAAGTACAACTAAAACATTGGGTAAACAGGGAGTAGGTAGAGGTTTTAGGAATTTGATGGTTGATTTGAATACGGGTAAGGGAATGGATAAGAACAAGCAAAAAGCCTTGTTAATGGTTGGAGCCGATATTAATAAAATTATCAAACCTACCACTAAGTTTGTAGATAAATTAAGGGAGATTAAAAAACTGCTATCAAATAAACAGGCTATGGGTATGTTCTTTAAAAAGACAGGGTTTGAAACAGGAGCCACTTTTTTAGGAAGTTTCGATCAGTTTGAGCAATATTTAAAATTTATTGAAGAGAAGAATACAGCTCAAATTAAGGCAGACAAGAACAATGCGACTTTTGCTAAAGGATGGATGGATCTGAAAAATGCATTTACAAATGCTATTGTTAGTGGTAAAAATGCTGGTGCAGGATTGGAATTTATAAAAGAAATTATGTCTTGGATGATCCCAAATATGGGAACATTAATAAATTTAATTTCTAGTGTTGCAATTGCTTTTGTAGGATGGAAAATAATTGTTGGAATAGTTTCTTTGGTTAGCGGAGTTATGAGTGCTTTTACAGCAATTATGAGTGTGCATCGGTTTGTTGTGTTATGGGCCACGCTAACAAATACTGGTTATGCGGCTTCATTATGGGCGGTTGCAGCAGCAACATTAGCAGCTTATTGGCCATTGCTTTTAATCGCAGGAGCTTTGGGATTATTGGTTTATGCTTTTTGGGATACGGGTGATGCTGCAGATGATATGGTTTCGAAACAAGTAGCTGCGCTTAGTAAAGGGGATGCTGCATTGATAAATTCTACTAGTGTTATGTCGAAAGAATTGTCAAAACAAAAACAATTGATGGAAACACATAATCCTAAAGTTAATATTAATAAAGATATGTTATCGTCTTTTAAATTAGCAAAAGAAAAATTAAGAATTGCTACTATTCAAAACGATAAGGCTTCTCCTTCTCAAAAATATACTCCAGAAGGCTTGAAATATGCAGTTCAAAAAGGTAGTTTTAAATTTGATGATCCAAAACTTAATATTGGAAGCCAAGTTAATAGTGTTGGAACTGCTCCTAAAAATATGGCAGGAATGAAACAACTTAATGACCAAGAAATTATGAAATCATTTAAACAACAAGTTGAAGTAGTAATAAAAGACCCTGGAAATAATGCTGAATCAGTTAAGGTAAATGGAAAAAATTATGCTAATGGAATTCCTGCAAGAACTAATTCAACAACCGGTGTTAAAAATCAATAATTATGCTAACAAAAGATATTTTATTATACGAAACAGGAAGCGGAGGCGATTTTGCCATTATAAGCAACGATTTAGTGTTGGGTGATGTTCTATATCAGCAATTCTATTTAGCTATGTTTGGGGGCAACCTGATAGCTTCTACCAAGCAAGAATACCTCGAAAATGAAGAAAGATTTGATTATTGGGGTAATTCTTTGGTTTGGCCAACAAATAAAGCTAGGCAATTCAATTCAGAAACTGAGCGAGTTTTGCAGGAAGTAGTTATAAATAGTTCGGGCAGAATGGAAATTATTAAGGCTGTAAAATCAGATTTAGCTTATTTGGAAAACATGATTAATTTTGATGTTGAGGTTAGTTTAGAAAGTTTAAATCGAGTATCAATATTAATTACCTTTACAGGCAAGACAAATCAACAGGACAAATCTTTACAGTTTGTGTTTGATAGTTCAAAAAACGAATTAATAATAGAACAAGTAGTATGAAAAATATTCCGTCAATAATTGAGTTAAATGAGGATGTTGCAAATGATTTACGCAGCAAGCTTGGCTTAACTGATGATGATTTAAAAAAGGTAGTCGGTGTGATGCCTTTAGTGCTTTCTGCACAATTGAAGTTGCTTTATTTATTTTTGGGTGACATTCAAGATAATTGTTTTCCAGATAAGGCCAGTACAGAATTAAATGGAGGAACGCTTGAAAGATTGGGTAGAATTTATTTGAATAGAAATCCTTTTCCAGATTCAATTGGAGTTTTTAAACTTTCAGTTACAGGAGTTGCAGGATCAGTTTTGAGAAGTGATTTAACTTTTAAATCTAATGATGATGCTTTGAATGCAGGGCAGGTTTATGTTTTGGACACCGAATATACTTTGACAGGTACTGCAGATGAAATAGAGGTTCGTTCCATTGGAGCAGGAGTTCTTTACAATCTAAGTATTGGAAATAATTTGACAATTACTGAGCCTGTTATCGGAGTAGATAAAACTGTTACCGTTTCAGAAGTCGTTACACAGCCAACGGCGGGAGAAACCGAAGAATTGTATCGACAAGCTATTTTGAATGCTATTCAGTTGGAGCCACAAGGAGGAGCAAAATCAGATTACAGGATTTGGGCGGGAGATGCACAAGGAGTAAGATTGATTTATCCTTACGTTAGAGATGGTGAAGCAGGAACAATTGATATTTATGTGGAGGCTACTTTGATTGATAGCGAAGACGGGAAAGGAACTCCTGGTACTGCTATTTTAAATGCTGTGGCCGATGTAATAGATTTTGACCCTGATGTTACGAAACCAGATTATGAAAGAGCAAGGCGGCCAATGCAAGCTAACGTAGAGGTTTCTGCCATTACATTGATTCCTGTTGATGTTACAATTACAGGATTATATGATGATTCTGCTTCTGTTCAAACCTCTATTGAAAGCAGTTTAATTGATTTGATTTATGATGTAAGACCGTTTATAGATGGAGCCGATTTGTTAAGAAATAAAAACGATATTTTATATTCAGGAAATGTTCAGGGAGTTGTTACTTCTGCCTTGATAAATGGTAACTTCTTTAATGTTTTGGAATTGAAAGTGGATGGAAATATAGTTACTTCTTATGAATTCGGGTTGGGAAATATTCCTTATTTGAGAAACTTAATATTCATTTAATATGGCTTATGTAGTAACAGAAAAAAGTACAGTTCACGGTTATGGAACACCTCACGGTTATAATACGCCTCATAGGTTCCCAAATTATCTGAAAGGAAGTCTCGCTGATATTATGGCAAATTTAGCCATTGATTTATATCCAACAGGGAGAGCTTTCACAATGCAAAAAGGAGGCGTTGCCGACAATATGCACGTGGCCCTGAATAGAAGTTTTATTCGGTTGATTAATTCGGGTTTTTCAGTATTAGATTCTAATTTACCAGACAATGATAATTTTGATGCTGATGATTGTTTGCTTTGGGAATATCGACTTGGATTAAGAACAAATGAATCTTTGCCTATTCAAGATAGGCGGGATGCTATTCTAAGAAAAATGAGCCGTGGCCGAAATGTTCCTGCTAGGCAGGGAAAAGAATATATCGAATATCAATTGAGAATAGCTGGATTTGATGTTTATGTACACGAAAATACAATTCCTTATCAAACACCAGAAGAAGTAATTTCAGGTTCAAGTAATGCAACTCAACACGGTGGTGATTCACAGCATGGAATAGGAATGCAACACGGTTCCGCTTCATTTCAGCTTATAGCTAACTTATCAACTCCAAATGAATCTTTTTCTGTAGGTAGTGAAAATATTTGGGCTACTTTTTTTATCGGGGGAGCTGTGCTTGGAGAGTCTGCTTCAATTCCTGCAGATAGGCAAGAGGAGTTTAGGGAAACCGTTTTAAAATTAAAGCCCGCACATTTAGTAGCGTACACTTTTATTAACTTTACTTAAAATTAAAAATTTATGATACCATTAAATGCAAATGGAAACGTTGATAACAGCGATTTAGTAAATTACCCTGGTGGACGTATTAGGGATAATGACGGAACAAATAACGGTACGCCAGTAAACCGTTCAGTCTATGGAGACCTTCATTCGAATATTTCTAAACTAATGCGATTATACGCAATAACTCCAAGTGGACTTCCAGACAACGAAACAAACGGATATCAACTTATAGAAGCCTTACGGAGTTTAGCTTCAAAAAATGATTTTATTTATCCATTAAGCACCAACGGAACAATATTAAATGTTGATATTAAGTTTTCACAAATGTTGGTAAATGAATATATTGTTTGTTTGGCAGCGTTCAATAAGGCATCGGAAACACAAATAAAAGGTATAGGGGCAGGAACTTTTGCAATTACTTATTCAGGCAACTTTAAAACAAATGAGTATGTTAGAGTAGTCAAAACAAGTGGAGGAGTTTCTATCATTAGAATTGCTGATGCTTTGAGTTTGGATGCTATGGTTGCAGATGCTTCATATTTAAAAAAGGCGACACAAACGGAAGAAAACGCAGGAACTATTGATACTAAAGCAACAACTCCATTAGTGAATAAGGTTACTTTTGCTAGAAGAGTTAATGGAGTTGATTCAAGTTCATATTTAGCAACTACTTCTCAAAATGGATTATTGTCAAAGGAATTTTGGGATATAATTAATGGAATTGGTTCTAGTCCTATTAAAAATATTGGATGGTTTTCTGGATTAAATGTTGGTATGGCTTCTGTATCATTAGCTTCTGATTCCGATATAACAAATGCTGTAGTAACAAGTTCTGGAGGTGATTATTCAGTTATTAGATGTACAATGGCTAATGCTATGGCAGATTTGAATTATGTGGTACAACTTGATTTGGAAAGTCAAACAGGATTCGCCCAAGATACAACAACATTAAATATTGTTTTCAAACCAATAACTACAACTACGTTTGACGTAGCATTAAGAGAAAATGGTTCTACCACTCAAAGCTTAAAAATACACTGTAGAGTAATTCAATTATAAAATAAAAAGTAGATGAAAACAATAGAACAACTAGCAATACCTAAAGAAGTAAGCGCAAATTTTCCTTTTGGAGCCATTGTAAACGAAACAGATACAGTTGATGGAACTCCTGTTGTAAGAGAAATTTATAACGATCATTTAGTTAATAATTATAAGCTTTTAGAAGAGGTAGGGTTAACTCCTACTGGTGCGGAGGATAACGAAACAACCGGTTATCAAATCCTAGAAGCTCATAAGCTTTTACCAAATAAACTGAATGATATTGAGCAGGTTTTAGCATTGGCTTCAACTATTTGGAGTGTTAATCTGGATATAGATTTTCTGCCAAATAAATATTTCTTTGTTGCAAGAGCAAGTGAGGATTATGTTGCAGGAACTTCATATACTTTCAAGGGGACAACAGATACTGAATATGTATTTACAAGTACAGGATTTAAATCTGGTGATGAGTTACTTGTAATAATTGATTCAAGTGGGGTTAGGGCTTATTCTTTATCCAGTTTATCTGGAGCTTCTGCAACGGAAGTATTTGCAGTTATGGGAACTCCTGTTGCATTCAATGATACAAATAAAATGTGGTATCAAGAGGCAGGACAGTTAATGAGTGATGTCCCAAGCGTAGATTCTTTAGAGAGTATTATTCGAGTTAATTTATCAGATGGAACCATTTTGCTGAATGATATTTTTGTTTTAAATGGATATGTACTTTGTTTTTGTTTAATTCCTTCAACTAACACTTATTTTTTCAGACAGTTTATTTTAAGTAATTTGACTGTTTCTACTGCTGTTACTATATCCGGAACATCGTTTTCAAGTGCGAGTGATTTTAGTCCTTACGTATATGCACAAACAGGAAATGTTTTTGTAACTAACGGTATGAACAGCACGGCTAATTCATATACTATCGCAAAACTAACTTACAACGGTGGTGCCGGAACTTTGACATTCGTTTCTACAACCAATATTGATAACACATTTGCCAAAACAACTAATGCAGTAATTAAATCAGGATTACTTTATACTATGATTTCTGGGGCATTGAATAGTTTTAATTTGACAAGCGGGGCGAAGATTTCTTTGGGTACTTATTCAGGGGTGGCCGGCCAGTTGTTTTCATTTAATGGTCAGGTTTACTTCTCATCAGGTGAAGTTGCTAAGAAGTGGTTTTAATTTATTAAAAATAATGATATGAAAATACCAGTAGGAATAGCAGACCACAAAAGAGGCGATACGTGGGACGGAATGGAGATAATTGCAACAGAAACGAATGAGTTAGATGTTGTGATTCCGATTGATTTAACGGGAGTTGAAATTGTATCGCAATTTAAAACAAGTATGAATGATGATTTTGTTTTTGAATTTAAAAGTACAGATGGAACAATACTTGTTCCAAACCCTGAATCTGGAACAATGTATTTTGATGAAAGAAAAATGGATTTCCCTGCAAAACTTTATTTTTTTGATGTTCAATTGAAATTTCCTAATGGAAGAATTCAAACGATAATACCAACACACACTTGGACACTAACTCAGGATGTTACAATAATTTCAACATAATGGAAGTAGTAATTAATCAGACAGAAAAAGTATATGACGTTGTTGTAAATCAGATAGCGAGGACGATTAATGTAAATATTGTAAATCAGCCAAAACAGACAACTGTTACAATATCTGCTTTGGGACAAAGAGGTTTTAAAGGAGATACAGGTGAGCAAGGCGTCCAAGGAATACAGGGGGAGATTGGATTAACTGGTGCTCAGGGGATTCAAGGCATACAAGGGATTCAAGGTGTAAGCGGAAGTAA